ATACTAGTCTTAGATCTTTTACATATGCTATGGCACCACTTGTTTGACCAACAAGTTTTGCACCTTTAACTAAATATCCAGAATATAAACCTTGTGCTTCTTCTGAAAGTGAATAAGTATCTACATTTAATACTTTTGAAGAATTACTATATGCTGCAGGTAAAGATTCTGTTTTTATGTAAGGATTTATAGTAAATGATGTAGTCGGAGAATTATATGCTCCAAACTTGTGGTCTGGTCGCGCAACTCTGAAGGAAATAATTTTATTATTTGTTGAATCATATCCAAAAACGGTTTCTCCGATTGAAAATGCTGAGGATGCTCCAGAATTTTGTAGGGAAGAACTGTTTGATATTTCAATAAGTTTCGGAATAAAGTCTACAGACCCGTTTCCATCTAGGAATTGATAATATTCCGTAGATGGTTTCAAATTGGAAATAGAAAATTCAGTATTTCTAGATCTCATATATTCTTCAGGTCTAGATTCTACTAATGTAGTAACACTTGAAGATGATGTAGTTGTATTTGTGGAATTAGTTGTATTTTGAGACACTTCAATAGATGTTTCAATTTGACCCCTTCTATCCCAATTTGCTACTCTTACACTTCTAGATCCAACTTCAACTCTAGATCTTTCGACTAAAACATAATCAGTAACAGAAACTGTTTTATCGGGCAACTGTATTGTTCTAACCCAATTATCGCTTTCTGGAGACAATTTTATCGTTCCACTATAAGATACTACATGGAATGGGTTTACGTTTTCAACCTGAGTTGCCAATGGTTGTGATATCCATTTTTCAGGACTATATTTGAGTGAAACTGTATCTCCAGTTTTTTGAGTATTTGAATCTAAGAGACTATAGTTTGTAGATAAGTCTAAAGATTCATCTGTTATATTTTGTGCTGGTGCAAGATAATTTTTTAAACTATTTCTAGAGATGATGGGTCTCATCTCTTGAAAATCTGAATCAATTTCAATTGATGAAAATAAATTGTTTATTCTTGAAAAATCCTTAAAGTCATCTACAAAAAATCCAGTTTTAAATCTGTTAAATCCTTCAGAATCTTGTATTTGAAGTGTTTGCGTGCTTAATTCTAAAAGTGATAATGAAGTTACCCTCTCAAGATTTTTTACTCGATTTTCAATCAATCCAATGTCTCTCATAGTATATCTTCTATTATCTACAAGAGATAATATAGCATTCTTGACATTGTAAAGATATGGGGGAAGAGTAATCGTTCCTAACTCCATTAAATCATCAGTCTTTAATGGGGATTTTGGACTTATGGATGACAATCCTTCCAGGTAGATAAATTCTCCGTTTTTATTCAAATAAATTTTATCAACTCTACCAAGATAGCAATCATATCCAAGAATAGTGCTTTCGTTGGGTGTTAGATTTAACTTGATAGAAGAACTAAAATCTCTATTAGAAAAATCAAAAGGGGAGGAAGTATTTGCTGAGAAAACAGAAACTCTTGGTCTAAAATCTAATGTGTCTGTCGCTCTAATATTATTTCCGATTAAAGGTACATCTGAAGCAAATTGCTCTTTGTTATAACTTGCCACAGTAAATACATCACCATTATCAGTTGAAGGTATGGTGTAGTAGTCAAATACAATTAATAATCTCTTTGATGGTTCAGTTTCTCCTTCGTTACGAACAAGTCTTGAATAGTCATAGTATTGTTCTTTTTGCGCTTTATCTAAAATAAATTTATTAGTGATGTCATTATAATTTCCTGGAGTTAGAAAATCAATTTCACCAACAATATTTGATTCCTGGAAAGTTACAGACTCATTTTCATTAAAGCGATTTGAATTTAGATAAACAATTCCAACACTATTAGTAGATCTAGATATAACTCTAGCAATACAACCACTTTCTGATCCTAAAATATTTTCACCTATGATTGCATTTTCTCCAATATTTAAAATTACACTGAATGATAAAGTGTCTACAGATGGATTTGATGCGTCTAAAGATTCATAAACTGCCAAGACTTTTGATACATCAGGATAGTTGAGAGAAATCTCTTCATCTTGTACTCTAAGTCCATAATACTGATTATATTCTAAACCATCGTTAATTGAAGTGCTAATTCCTGTACCAGATTCTGGGTATTTAGAATAAACTACATTTATAGACTCGCTGCGATTAAATTGTTTTTGCTTGCTTTGTACACCATTCTTGATAAAGGTGGCATTAATTGATGAGGTTGTTTTTCCTGTTGTAAGATTTGATAAAGTTACTTGATTATTTGATAGGGAAAATTGGTCAGAAGTTAGAGATTGTGTGGTTCCGTCAGTATAATGGACTGAATAACGCTCTTCATCAAATGATGCAAATAATGCGGTTGACAGTCCTGAAGAAAGAGAAAAGTCTGATACTGATAGAACTATTGGACTACTCGATGACTTCGCACTTGTAGATTGTGCGCTAAAAGTTAATATAGAATCATTTAAATCTACTTGAGATACATTTTTATTTGGCAATTCTGTATATAAGTATCCCTTATCTGAATTTCTAATCTTAGGTATTCCTAAACTAAATGATAAATTTGTCGCAACTCCTACTCCACCATCACAAACACCCGTAACTGTAGCAATCCCTGCAACAACCATAGATGTTCCAGTAGAATTTACACTGGAGACAACATTAAAAGTTTCAGTTGTTTTATCTGGTGCCTGGAATCTTACTATAGAACCAGGTTTGATAGTGTTAAAAAACTTTCCGGGAGAAGTTACTACACCACCTGCAGTGATGTTGATAGTATCTGAAGCATTAAACCCAATGGGAAGTTGTCTATCTAATACAGAGTCTCCAATAAATGATGTGGTAAATCCAGAAACAGATGTTGGTTGGTAAATCTGCTTAATGTCGGAAGTATCATATACAGTTATTTCAGAGATAGATCTTGGATATAACTCCAATCCATTGATAATTAATTGCTCACCTCTTACAAAAATACCCGATGTTTGTCTCAACTTAACTGTTGCTGTACCATCACCAGCAACAGCGGCGTATCCAGATGCTCCACTGCTTTTACCTTTTACATAAGATGATTCTGGCAATTCTACTGCAGAAAGACCTTGATTCAATACTAAGGTAGTATATGTTTGTATATCGTAAAGGTATAAGTCCCAATTGGTAGATGCTCCAGAATATGCAGCATCAGTTAATCTAAAATTATAAACTCTAGCATCTCCAATTTTTGTATTTGCAGATGGGTTGCCAGAATCACTTCTTCTGACGGAGTGAATTTCTACGGACTCATTTTGCTTTGGAGATCCTGTTATATTATTAATTCTAAGTAAATTTCCCATTTCGAAAGGAATATTTACGTTTTCTACATTCTGAGTTTCTCTTGGTTTGTTTACATCGAGAATAGTAGTAGTAACTTTTTCTATATCATAACCCTTAACATATGCTTTTCCTGGAGACAACTTTACACACATTAAGTCATCTGATGGATTATTTCCATATTCTGTTTTCTGGTTGTCAAAAAATAGTCCATTATTGCCAAGTCTATTATTAAGAGAATTGTGTAAAGAAATTTTAAAAGGTTCTACTGAATAATTTCCAGACTCATCAAAAGTTCTTTGGGCTAGATAATCTCTTATTGTTGAATATTGTGTTTTAGTATTAACTTTCTTAATCTCACCATTTTCAATTCTAAGAATTTCAATAAAATCAGTGTCAGTATCAACACCATCTAAAGTTTTTTTAGTGAGAGATAATCCTATTTTAAATCTATCTGCCCCAGGAGCTGCATAGTTTGTAAATCCCTTTGCATTATCATATAAAGAAGAATCTTCCTTAGCGGTTATAATTTCTTCCGATACTTTTAATCCTATTCTATATGATGGAGTATTGGAATAATAATCAAGAATAATAGTTTGCTTGGTTATATTTGCAAAAGTGCCCCTTACAAAATAAATTCCATCATTAATGGAAGCTGCAGATCCTATAGCAGTAGCATCAGTGGATATTAAAGATGCAAAAGGAGTTCCAGATGTAATTGTAGTGTTACCATAAACTACACTTTCATTAGAAACTAATGATTCCCCATCTTGAAATGGATTGAAATTAAAATCATTATCAGAATCTATATATTTTACATATAACGTAACATAATCTAATCCATTAGATGAATTTGGAACTTCAACTTTCTGGACTGATGCAGTAACACCAGAAATTTGACCTTCGATTAGTTTTCCAATATATTGATCAATATATGCTGATATGTTAACGCCAAAAGATGTTGAATTTAACTTAACTGCAAAAAAATTGGGATCATAAGTAGTGTTCCCTGGAATTACTACAGATCCTTCTTTAAATATGTGACTTCCAAAAGATTCAATTTGATTTTGTAATATTGATTGAATATTATTTAATTCTCTTGCCTGTACTGGTCTTCCTGGAGTAAAAAGAACTTTATAAAAATTCTTTTGGGCATCAAAGTCATCAAAATAAGGACTTACATTTAGGTTTGTCTTTTGTGCCATTTCTTAAAATTCCAGGATAATTTTAATGTCTTCTTTTTGCCTAATATTGCGGGAAACGAGGGGTCTATTATCAATATAAATTATATCTCCCGTCTTTTTATTTATCTCAGGATTTGCAAGTCCATTTGTAAATGTAACTCCTAAATTTATGATTGAATTGTTTACTGTTGTAGTTATTCCACTAAAGGATGAAATTTGTCCAACAAATGAACTATTTTGACCAATTATGTTCCCTCCAGCATTGCTAAAATCAATATTTGCATTTCCTCCTGTAGAAACTCCAACATAATCTGTTTGATCATATGTTGGGCCATAATGCAAAGATCTGTCTTTAAAATATTTTAATATTTTAGTATCAGAATCATATGATGCAACATATCCTACTGCTCCAGTATTAGTCTGTATAATTTTCTCACCTATAATTGGAAGAGTATCATTTACAGAGGAAAAATTAATTGCATAAAGACCAGAAAATTCGGAGTTTGTAAAGGTCTCTGTCGATATGAATCTACTGGGATTTTTTAATATTCCTATCTGACAAAACTTGGTGTTGATTGGAAAATCTCTAGAAGAATCATCAAATCTACTATAAATCATTACTCGGTCTGCGCCGAGTTCTTTATATAAATCATAACCATGACCTCTAGATGGTGGAATTATGGGAATTAATTTTGCTGGATTTGAAATATTCCCACCTGGTTGTAAAGATCCCAAATCGACAATACCATAAGTATAATCTTTACCGCCAGAAGTAACATTAACATTAATTATCTCACCATTTGCATTTACTTCAACATATGCTCTACCACCAATTCCATCACCTAAAATATCAACTTCTGCAGAATTTTGATAATTACTTCCGGGATTATCAATATAAATTGTTTTTATTTGATTATCATTTATTGTAGAATCTCCATTTTCTCTCACAGAAACAATCTGTGGATCTGTAGATGTGCTCCAATCATTTGGTAATGTGATATATTCCGTAGAATCAAATTTTACAATATCCGCAGGAGAAACTGTGTACAAATATTTCCACAAGTATCCATCATCAGTACCTGCAATGGTAGGTTCTAAATCGGTGTGTGTTGGTTCATATAATGACTGATTTCCAGTTGTATTGATACCACTAGATCCATTTTGAATACAAATATAAACTTTATAGTCACTATTGACTACATAATATTCCGAATCATATAGTCTTGCCCTTTTTGCTATAGGACTAAGATTTGTAATACTATAGTCATGTCTATACATATCATATTTTTTCCCTCTTACCCAATCTACTCTTTTTATAACTCTTCTTATGTTTGAAGATGTTATTTTTTTTCCAAAAAGAATTGTACTTTCATAATGTGGTACATAATCTAAATTATCTATGGGATTTGGAACAATATTTTCAGTTACTCCATCACCACCATCCCAATTTATATTTCTACCAAATCCTGTGTATATGTTTGGATTTGGTAGACCAACCCAAACATAATAAGAATCGGTAGTATCATTTACAGACTCTATAAAATTACTGGTGTTTAAAATTCTAAATTGATCTGTTACAAGTGCAGACATTTATATCGATGTTTTTATATATTTATATGAAGTTATAGCAAACTAATGGAAAGAGACCCATTGCTTCTCAATCCAAAGTTCCTTCTTTGAATAACTGGATAAGTTGATAATCCTGCATTATAACTTTCACTACTTATACCCACACTCGATACATATCCATCAACTGTGATTGAAATTGGTGATGAAGATCTGGTAAATCCAGATAATCTACCCCAACTCATTCTACCCACAGGATAGTTAATAGTTCCTGTTGTAGCAATTCCAACTACGTAACTGTCGGATGCAATATTGCATGTCATAATACCTGTTGCAGAATCAAAGGAATGAATTTTATATACATTATTTAAATTTGATGTGCTAATCGCAACAATATCAGAATCTGAAGTATCAATAGATGTAACACCACTTCCTACAGTAGTATTTGAGATATAAACAGGATATCCAACTTGTAGATTTGAGAAATCTAGTGGGTTGTTATTTGAAATATTTCTTATTTCAAATTCTATTGCCAAAGAATTTCCAATTCCGATTCCATCCGTAGTTCTAATTCCTATCACCGAAGCATTAAATCCACTAATATTAGAAATATTAGATATAACTTCAAATTGCGTAGAAAAATTTGTGGTTCCTATACCTATGTTATTAGTAAAAACAGTAGCACTAAAATTAATTGGATTTTGATCTTCATAATTAAATAATTCTGCATTATCAACAAATATTTGTGTATCATTTAAATCCAAATTTCCTATTATATTTGATGTTGGGTAAATTTGGGATTCTATGGAATTTCTTGATTTTGAAACAATTTCACCATTAACAAATAAATCAACTTTTTGTTTTGTCCAATAAAGTGGTTTTTTGTTTTGTACATCAACACCTTGCTGA